TCGAGTTTGTGAGGAAGTTCTCGATTCCCTTCTTCGTCGACGCAAGCTTCTGTCGATCTGCACGAGAACCAGTAGTGTTCTGAAGTGAACCCATGGTGAGGAACTTGAACAAAGGCCCGGGCGCGCGTGTGATGGCCGTTCGAAACGGCATCATCACTTCCTCTGCTTGCTTCATCGTTGGTGCAGTAGTAATCTGCGTTGTGGTGGTGGGATCAACGTTCAAGAAGTATGCCTGCAAGCAGAAGGCGTACATCGATTTTGCCGCACCTCGAGCCACGATGAGGTATTGCTTCTGAACCAAACGTCGCCTGATCTTTTTGGTAACCATCTGCTTGCGTTTTGGAGAGTAGAACTGCACTTCTTCAAAGTAGAACCATGATAGAAGCTGTTCGGCCCACAACTTGAACGTATCAAGCATACGAAGTGGGCTACCATCGGTCAAAGTAAGTTCAGTCTCGCAATAGGCAATAAACCCATTGATGGCTTTATTGTCGTAATAGATGTTGGGGTCAGCGATAAGCGCATCAATCCGGTTCATCTCCATCGAGATTTCCTTGTTCACAGGAATCTGACCAAGAAGCACTTTCTCGCGAAATGCGCCGTAATGTTCCGGTACTGCGGTATTCGATAGTGCCATCACTGACCCTCCAATCTATTTTCAAATTTGTAGGTTACCTACTCATATCATCAGAGGGTAATAACTGTACCGCTGGGGTCTTTGTAGCGTGTCGTTGTAGGTGTAACAACTGTGCCGCTAGAATCTTTGTATCGAACAGTCGATTCGCCTACTGAACCACCACTGCTTTTAACTCGAGACGAAGAACTGGCAGGCGGAGCGGCAGTGTATACAATTCGTAGTTCACCTCTACCGCCTTGGCCACCAACAACACCGCCAGCGCCCGAAGCATCTCCTCCCGCGCCGCCTCCTCCTGGTGCTGTGCCAGCCGCACCTGGATTTTGGTCGGAAATACCTCCAGCACCGCCTGTAATCGCAGAAATGCCAGTGGGTGTAGAAATAGAAGCCGCGTCACCGCCTTTACCGTTTGTGACACCGCCACCATCACCGTTTGATCCAGCATTTTTTGTACCACCCGAGGTAACGATCGAGTTAGTTGCTGATCCACCTGCGCCACCGGCGCCTGCGCCGCCAGATGCATTGATACCTCTTGTGCCGGCCTTAGCTACCACAATATCGGTACCCGACAAAGAGAATTTTGTATCGCCAGGAGTAGTTCCTGCTGCACCATTCGATCCGGAACCTCCGGCGCCGCCGGCAGGAACCGTAACATCGTAGACAGATCCTGGAACCAGCCCAGTGACCTCGCAACCAACAGCTGCTCCGCCGCCGGCACCATTGCCTTCAGCGGCAGCTGCTCCTGCTGCTCCTCCTCCGCCTGGACCGATCGCAGAAATAAACGCTGACGTAACACCAGTCGGACAAGTCCATTGACCGGTTGTGGTGAAAGTATCAGTCGTCATGGTATGATGTGGACGATCGAATCGTTAGGAACATTTGGAAGAGTCGGATTTGCTGTGAGATAAGCTTGTGTGCGAATATAGACACCAAGGTTCTGCACAGCAGGCAACCTTTCCGTTCCTCCGGGAATAGACAACAACTCGATTATGGAATCAGCAGCAGCGCGATGTCCTCGGACACCCCAATGCAACGCGTCTCCATCATCCAAGTCGTAAGGATCTCCACCAACGAACGATCCAATTACCTCGCCAAGATCATGTAAAGTCACATTACCGTCGGCTGCGGCAAATTCGGCATACGCGGTTCGGTAGTCAGCCCAAGGCGCAAGCAGTGTGCCACTTGTTGCGCGTTCGTGCGGAATACCGAAAATAATGGTGGGAAGCGGATTTGTCGTGTACTTCGCTCGCATGGCAGCGACTAAAGTCACAAAATTCGCCTTCATGTCTGTTGGAGACACGCGAGTCTGAGATCCTGAGGCATAATCATTCAAACCATCAAGCACATATATCAGACTTGGCTGGATGGTAGCAATTGCGTCCATCCAGTTAATCGCGTTTACATTGGCAAGATCATCAGACTGCCAACCAGAATGCCCAGCCTCCCAGAATCGAAGCCCCAAGGCTTCGTCTCCATTGTAGACAAATCCGCCCCCGAGATACGATGTCGTGACGGTCCCAGTGATAACTAGCGTATGGGCCTTTGCCTCCAGTCCGCGAATCTGTTCAACATTTCCGCCTGAGATCGTTGCGTTGTTGGCATTCACCGTTGTTTCGGCGCCGCCATCAACTGCCCATTTAAATGATCCGGCGGTTGGACCTTTCGCATAGTAGATGTCCAAACCCGTACCGAAAAATTGCAAAGTAGCAGTTGCACCGACGGCCAGCGTTGCCATTCTCTCGCCCAGACCGCCGAGATCTTCCCTGAATACAACCGTGCCCGTATAGGACCACCGATCAACCATTCCAGGGGCAACATAGAATGCCGGAACGTAGCCTTCGCCGCCAGCGATACCAGGTGGCTGATACCTTGCTCGCAAACCGTCGCGCACTCGATCAACAAATCGTGTTCCCGTAGCCGCTCCTTGGCCCTCAGTCAACGAATCGCCGACAAACATGGCGTTGACAGGAGCGGTGGCACGATTACCCAGCGCTGCCTTCCATGCGCGATTTTTCGAAGCGTTGTATCTTGTTGGATCCAGTATACGCAATGCGTCTGCCGCGGCTTGAGCCGTTGAGACAGGTTTATTCGTGTCGGATGTGTTCTGAACCTGATCCAAACCAACATCAGCTTTGTCTCCTGACGTAGCCACCGGCGCAAGACCCGTGACCTCAGAAGCATTATGCGTGTGAGCCGCAAGCGTAATGGTATATGTTCCAGCCTCGTCATCGTAGACTGCAGAGAGACCAGATCCCTCAACAATCATGGCGGCTACAGCATCTTGAACCTGCTCAAGATCAAGACCACCACCTCCGCCAGTCGCGGTGATAGTGATAGTATTGGCCGTATCGTCATGAGCGATAGTAATACCGGCGCCAGCAGTGAGAGCTGCTGCCATAGTATCACGAACCACTTCGGGGTCGGTCGTGTTGGTATCTGAAACGGTATTCGTAATCGTGTAAGTACCCAGAGCATCATCATAGGCTGCAGAAAGACCAGATCCTTCAACAATCATTGCTGCAACAGCATCTTGAATTTGCTCAAGATCAAGACCACCAGCACCGGTGGCGGTGATAGTGACCGTGTTCAAGTCTCCGTCGTAGGTAATGTTGATACCAACACCAGAAACAAGCATTCCCTGAAGAGCGTTGTGAACAACCTCAGGCAGAGATGCCTCGGTGACAAGTCGTTTGTTAGCGGGTTGTACCATGAGGTTGTTCTCCTGTCTTAGAACGTTGTGATAATCTGAATAAAGCCTGTACCGCCGGCGCCTCCGGCACCAGAATTGTTTCCAGCACCATTGGCAGCTGCTCCGCCGCCTCCGCCACCACTTCCACGGTATCCTGCGCCGCCATTGCCAGCGTTCCCAAAACCATTCTTGCCTTTTCCACCAATTCCACCGGCACCCGGTCGAAGAGTGGCAGGACTATGGTTGCTACCAGAAAGACCATCAAGACTACCCTGAGAATCAAGATCGTTGGTATCGAAGGGACTACCATTGGGAAGCCAAGCACCAGATCCTCGAGCGTTGGTTCCGCCTCTAGCGTAGTTATCCGAGTTTGCTGCATCGATGCCGGAACCTCCTCCGCCACCTCCATTGTATGTACGAGACGATGCGCCCGAAGAGCCCGCACCGCCTTCGCCATTTACAAGAGTATCCGTGACAATGTACTCGGTGCCTTCACCACCGGCTCCACCTGCGCCAGATGAAGCGGTTCCCCCAGGACCACCAGCACCGCCTTCAGCACCAAGAACAATGTTTCTTGGCTGGTCATCCTCGTCGCCGGCTGTAAAATCCTCACAGATAACAGAATAGCCACCAACCAGACCTGAAGAGCCACTCGTGTTGTCAGTAGTTACCGCAGCGCCGCCCGCTCCGCCAACGCCAACGGAAAGCTCATAGGAAGCTGCAAGATCAGTAGCATCAAAGCGCATACGACTAACACCGCCGGCGCCTCCGCCATTTCCACCAAAACGAGTTGTCCCAGCTGCGCCTTTTCGACCAGAACCGCCACCGCCGCCGGCGCCGACGACCACCATTTCAACCAGCTTGGCTCCAGCAGGTTTAGTCCACGTAGCAAAGCCTGAAGCTGTATACTCATCGATCTGCGGAGCCGGAGTGCTAGAACCCCCAGTAGAAGCGATGGTAATGGTGTTAGCTGCGTCGTTGGGCGTGATTGTTATGCCCGCACCAGCAACCAACGCAGCAGCGATGGTGTCACGCACAACTTCAGGATCGGTTGTGTTGGTATCAACAACGGTATTATTGATGGTGTACGTTCCCGAAGTGTCATCATAGATCGCAGAGAGACCTGATCCCTCAACAATCATCGCAGCCACAAGATCTTGTACTGCCTCGGCATCAAGCCCGCCGCCACCACCGCCGGTAGCAGAGATAGCAATAGTGTTAGCTAATCCATCGTTGACGATGGAAATTCCTGGGCCAGCCACAAGAGCCGCCGCCATTGTATTACGAACGTTCTCAGCTGTTTGGCTTGCTGAAATGCCTGAAATAAGAATAAGTCCAGCAGCGTCATCGTAACTGATAGTAATAGCATCGCCGGATTCAAGATTCGAACCCAAAATATCCATTACCATTTCAGGAAGCTTGGCTTCTGTAATTAGTCTTTTCTCCGGTGGTTGCGGCATAGAACTATTCTCCTGTCTTCAGATAAGGGACACCGTCGGTGTCGAAGCCGATCTCTTCCATAGCGGTGCCCCCCTCTGAAGGGACAGTCATGCTCTCCACATTTTCGACGAGAGTCGGAATGTCAGCCTTGCTGGCACGCTCGTCGATTTCAGTCGCAAACCGTCTAGCCAGAGCTGCTTCGGCGATCACACGATCGACAGTCTCATCAGCCATGATTACACCTCAGCGTCCTCTGGATCATCCGGAACCAACTGTGGGATCAACGGATCTGTAGTAATTGTGATCCGATGTTCAAGCTCTTCGATCATCTTCTGAGTCGCCGCAACGACATGTTGTGTCATAGCGTTGGCATCAAAGAGCATCTTGACTCGGAGAAAGACGTAGGACTTCACATTCTCGAGTCGTTCATCCTCACCGAGAAGGGCAGACCAGGCTGTCTCTGAATCAATTACAAGGCCATCTTCTGGCCCAACACCCAACTGGTTCAAAGTAGAGAGAGCCGAGTTGATGTGCATAGTGAGTTCGGTATCAAATGGATCGTAACCCTCTTGAAGACCGAACGCGGCCTTGATTGACGCAAGAATCTTGGTCTCGTCAGCCATGTTGATCTGCCCTTCTCGAATTGATGTTGCTGAAGACTACGCTCGAGTGAATCGAGTCTCTACTGGGCTGTTCTTAGGCCACAGGAAGATCGCTGCGAGTGTCTGAATGATCACGACGTAGGCCTGCAGATCATCTGGAGTGAGCTCCCAACCAGCCGCGACCCCCACAAGGAGAACTGCCTTGCCGAAAGCAACCACAATCGGAAGCGCCTTCTCACGCGACATTCCTGCCACCAGAAGACCAGAACCAATCTGGAGGGCTGCAACAATTGCGAGCGCAAGGTCGTTGCTGGCCACGCCGCGCAGGACAAGCAGCGAAAAAACAGCCGCGATTGCCTCGATATACAGAAGTGGCTGGCGGCCAAAGATCTTGATACCGCCTGCAGTTTGTACGTTCGCCATGCTGTACCTCTTTCTACTTAGGAACGACGACACCAGGAATGATGAGCGCCGACTTGTCTGTGTGACCGTCGAGATCGAGCTTGTACGGTGTGCGGGTCTTGATGTCACGAGTGCGTTGACCACGGATGATAAAGCTTTTCGGCCCTCCGATGCTGACTAGCCCATGCGAATACGCAGCCTCACCTGGCTTGTCGGGCTTGTCGTTTTCAGCATGGTTCTCATCGCCGAGGATGAGCCACGACTGATTCGGTGACTTTACATCCTCGAGGAAACCATCAACCTGCTTGTAGCGAATATCATCGTAGAACGGCTTGTTGTTTGTCCCCTTCGGATAAAACTCCAAATGAAGTGAACCGAGACCGACACGAGGGCCGTTGAGGAAAGCGCGCATAGCAACGCCAAAACGGTTACGAGACCAACCAGGATAGGTGTCAATCTCTTTGACCCAGTATGGCTGCAGCACGTCGGGATCCCAAGCGAAGCCCTGACCGACACCATCGTGACCGCCAAGCTTGAGGGTGCTGGTGTCACCCTTTCTCGGCTGACTCTGCGGCGGCACCATATGCTTTCCCCAGCCCATTGCAGCTGAAAGCTCGAGCATCAAGCTGTCACGACACATCTCGTTGGCCTGAATAACCTGCACGCCTTCACGTTTGAGAAGACGGGCGATGGCTCTAACCCTGGATGTGGCGGTGCCTGTCAGTTTCGTGGCCCAGGGACCATAAGTGCAGAAATTAACGGAAGCGAACACTGCTCCAGTCATGATGGATCCTTTGCTAGTGCGCCCAAAGTCTTCGGACCCGGAATCCCATCAACGTATAGCTTGTACTTGCGCTGGAATTCCTTAACCGCATCCACATCTGCCTGCGTGTACGTGCGGGTGGGTGTGATCTGAATTCCCCAGAGAAGCAAACGCTGATCAAGCCAGAACACCTGATTACCAGTGATCCCGATCTTGTATCCGTTTGGATCCATAGGATTGTGTTCGCCGCCGGGCACCTTGACGAGATCGGGCTGGGCGTACCAAACACCGTTCTCAGTCATGACACCAATCGGAGCCTTGGTAGATCGACCAACGGACTTGATGATGTAGCCAGGCTTCCGGACAGTGTCAGGATACGTCTCAGACCACATCTTCTTGTAGCCGGTGGTCTCTTTGACGACCTTGTATGTCTGAACTTCAGCCTTCCAGTCGTCAATCGGACCGTCCTCGCCTTCAAGCCGAGCGATCTCAGCCTTCATCCACTTGATGCCATCCTTGTAGTGGCGAAGAGGCCAATGCACACCATCACGGGGGCCACGGTCACGTTTACTACCGACCAGACCATCGCCGCCGGCGTTGATCTCACGAATCTGACCCTTAGAGCCAGAAGAAGCGTGCGGACAGCCCACAAGAACGAGATGATCGTGAATAATCATGCCATCACGACCGTCTCGACGTGAAGCCGCAGCGCCACCGTTGCGAGCATCCCGAATATCCTGCTCGCTGGCTTGACGAATGTCTGCGTTACCTCCACAACAGTGGAAACCGGCTGATTTGGACGCATTGCCGATCAGCTGGTAAATATCGATGTTCCTTCTGATGCTCTTACGAGCAAGCAGAAGCCGTTCGTAAACTGGAAGCCACTCGGCGTCGCATGAGCAACAACGTCTCCCTCTGAACATAGGCATCAGCCATCCACCTCTTCCCATGCCCGAGCTGCATATACGTCGTAAGGCAACGACTCGACGACGGTCACTGTTAGACCAAGTTCTCGAGACTTTGTGGCAACTTCTTCGGCCAGAGAATCGGCTCTTTCTGATGGCACTTCGAGAATGACCACTCCGGCCCCTCCGCCATAGACAACCCCGACACTGATTTGCCACTCGTCATCAAATTCCTGAAGCAAACCCAGGATCTGGTCCTCAGTAAGATCGTGTAGTCCGCAATCAAAGCGAACTTCTACAACATCGTTGCTCATGGTGCCTCCTAAGATTTTCCTGGGTTCACTCTTTCTTGGAGCTCCGCGTTCTCTCGCTCCAGCTCAATGTTTCGAGCTTTTAACTCGTCATTGTGACGACATGATTCTTGAAGTTCTGAGTTCTCTCGTTCCAGCTCGGTGTTCCGGGCCTCGAGATCTGAATTCCGCTCGTTTTGAACTTCCAGTGCAGCTGTGAGCTGATGCATCTCTTTCGTATTAGTAGCAAGAGCTGTACGAAGTTCGACCACTTCTGCGCGAGTAGTAGAAAGTTCTGCTCGTAGAGGGTTGATCAGTTCTGCGGCTGCGCCGGCGATCACATCTGCCGCGGTAGCTTCTTCTTTCTTGGCAACCGCCGAAATTGATCGTCGATCAATGAACGATTTGATGGCGTAGGTAAACACACCGCCGAAGGCCATGACGACCGCATAAGGAAGGGTGTCTTGAAACTTGATGCTATTATCCGCTGCTGCTTGAACAAGCGAATACAGCTCTGCATACATAAAAGAGAGCATCATCCCTCCTTATCGAGAGCGCGTTTAAAGATCTTTCCGATGTGACGAGCTCGAAGCAAGCAGGCAAAACCAAAACCGATGGTGATACCACCAGCGACAGCGCCGTTCAATCCGAGAGAAAGAACAAAAATGCCATAAATCACCGCCGACACGCCTGTGGCAAAGAGACCGACACGCTCAATAGTCAATCCGGTGGCATAAGAGTTTCGACTCCAGAACGAACCGATCAAAGCAGAGAATGAACCGGTGATAAGCATCCAACCCCAAGCCGTTACAACTCCTGATGGAAGATTCTGTTCCAATGAGTCTGGAGCCTCAGCTCCAAGGATCTGTGTCAGACCCGAGACGAAACACAACAGCAGAAGAAACACCTGAAATGGGTGCCGGCCCGCCGAGAGTGGATCTGTATAACTGATGTACCCCGTTTGATATAGGTGATACCTCTTCTTGATCCACGTCTGGACCTTGTTCATCCCTCCTCCTTTACCAATCTTTGGTGTCACCAGGCTGACGCTCGACATACTCCTTCCGGAGGTGACTTTCGTCGCCATAGTGAATGGCGTTGTGCGTCTGATGACTAACCGTAATCAGATTGTCAGGGTCGAGAAGCGATGATCGACCGTATCGCAGATCGTCAGGTACGATCGGGTTCATGTGGTGAATATAGATGGAGGAATGGATTTCCCGTCCAGGAACACCCAAATCGCATCCATTATCACGTACAATGATGAAATCTCTAACTCTACGCCACTGGGAAGAGTTATAAAAGCTCTGATTGAGGTACCGCTCCCAGCCAAACGTCCTTTCGCCCACATTGCCGAGCAAAGACAGGTAACGGAACCGTTCCTCGAAGGTGGGAAGCTTTCGAAGCTCTTTATACGTCCTATTCTTCGTCATCGTCCTCAACTCCCATGTAAAGCTTCATATGATCGAGAAGATCGCGCATCATATCCTCAGCCTTTGCTCGAGACTGGATCTCAGCGACCTGAGCCTCCAAACGCAAGTTTTCGTGCCGTATCTTCTCTTGTTCGAGCTGATCTCTACTAGATCCGAGCTTGAGAAAGTGACTTATGACCTGCGACGAGGCAGTTCCTTCCCGCAATTGCTTCTCCGCCAGAGCATCAGCATAGGCAATCATCTGCTGCTCACGGTCTTTAGGAGTAGAAGCTGGCTGCCTACGAGGGGTCGCAGAGGACTTCTCAGGATCTTTCTTGGCGGCCATTGACTACTCCTTTCTTAATTATTGGCGCTAGAGATTGTGGGCCCTTGGTTTTCCCCGCCTCATCGGTAGGTAGTCGCCTTGGGTTAGATGCTACTTGTCCTGGTACCAGTAACGGCCAGGGTTAGGCATCGTGGTACAATTGTTCAGATGTGCTAACGAACTGTACCTTTCGAGCTGCTGCCCATACGGATCATGCTTGTGAGGATCACTTGAAACGTAAACCACGTTGATCGCTGGACCGTAGCCCAGCGAGTCTGATGGTTTATAACCTTCACCATGAACCGCAACAACAAGTGCATTGACTGTGTCTCGTGTCTCGGTGACGACCTTGACAGCATCGCCGATCCGTGGCACTTCCCAGAGAACCTCCTGGAGTGATTCAGTCATTTCTTTATCCCCAATCTCCTCTCACCTTGAGAGAAACCTATGCGGTACGCTTCCAGACGTAGACCACGATGTATGGAGGCAAGTTGGTATGCGCCGCTCCACCACCAGTAGCACCGGTAGTGCCTGCGCCACCTTCACCAGTCGTACCAGCACCGCTGGAAGAAGTTGTACCAGTCCGATCTTGCGCATGGCCAGAACCAAAGTCCCAACCATCCAGACGCATACTGGATCCGTTACTGTCAACGTTGTCTTCGTACCAGGATGCAGAGATTGTGTGCGTGTGCGCGGGAGTGGTGTGCGTGTGCGCGGGAGTGGTGTGCGTGTGCGAAGGAATCTGCTGAGTGGTCAGCGCGACTTCCTTGACGCCACCGGTTTCCTCAACCGCATCAAACTCGGATTGTGCCTCATCCAAGCTGACAAGAGTGCGACCCTTACCGAAACGCGCCCAGGTACCGATACCCAGCAGAACCGCAGGGTTTGTTGGCACCGTTGACATGAACAACGAGTTGACAGGCCAGGCCTGCTCAACCGCTGCGGTGGAACTGGTAAGTGAGCCGGCATTGATTTGTTCGCCGCTGCGCTTTGTGTAGATGAGCTGACCGTTGTCGTCGACCTCAACGGCGATGACGTTCTCGCCTAGCAGTTCATCAATCTTCTCAGCCGTCATGCCAGTGACCGACGCCATGTCAGCCTCCTATCTTGTACGTGGGTTCGTGTGTGGGAGGACCCTCCCCGGGAGAACGGAAACCGTTCTAGAAAATTTCCCCCCGGAGAATTTTTCAGGGGGCAGGCGATATGAAGGGGGGAGTCAAATTTTATGACCCCCCCCGGTACTTGAAGATCGAACCGACCGCTAAGCTGCTGCAGGTTCTGGCTCTTCACGTGATACCTTTTTGTAAAAGGTGTCGCCGTGCTCTTCAAGTATTTCGTCAATCGCATCAGATACTGCTTGAGCCTGCATAGACTCGGACAGTTGATCTGAATAAACTACGATTCGACCAAGATAGCTAGGTGTATCATAGCCACATGATCGATCCCATTCGAACCATTGATCGAAATCATCAAAAGGATCGTATGGATTGTCAACAGTTGTTAATGCATGTCTTAGTACCATGACGATCTCCCTTCATGATCATCGTAGTGCTCGATCAAGTGTGGCAACTGAGACACCAAGCTGTTCTGCTACCTCTGCTCGTGTGTAGTTACCATTGTTAAGCAGAGCAAGAGCAAGAGTCTTCTTGCTATCCATCAATAGCTTAGGATCCTTGGGTTGTGCATACTCCCTAACCTTATCAATGTCTGCCTTAGTTAGGATCTCACGCAATGTATGAGAAGCAACAGCATGGTTCTGTATAGCTTCCCATTCTCTTGGTGTGATGTCTATACGTTGAGGCTTAGCACCTACACGATCCCTTGCTTCACGTATAGCATTAGTCTTCACACGCTTAAGGGTATCCTTAGACATAGTAGGTTCAGCATTACGCTTCATCCTAATGATACTGTTAGCTATGACCTGTGCCTGTCGTTCTTTAGGACTGTTGGCCTGTGCTACCTTAAGCTTAGACTGAAGCGATGCTACCTCTTTGCTATAGACTTCTTTAGCTGACTTATTAACCCTAGGTTCCTTGATGGATAGATCGGCCTTGCGTGCTTCGTTAGCTAGGTTCCTGACTCTATTAGAGTAGTCAGCATAGTGACGTTCAACAGGGGTACCCCTTAATGCACGAGGGGTACGTTCACTACCTGATACCAGATCAAAGGCGTCTCTGATAGGGATCTTCCTACCAGTAACAGGATCAGTAACAGAGGTACCTGGTATACGAGTACCTCTCTCTACCTTCATGGTCTTGGGAACTTTCTCCCAACCAACCACATTACCTGTATCATCCTTGATAGGCCTAGGCTTAACGTTGCCAGTAGGTACAAAGATGGGCTCACCAGTCCTAGGATTGGTACCACCACCTTCGGCTTGAGGCCTACGCTTAACCTCGGGTATAGTCTGCTCACCACTTGTACGTGAGATGATAGTGGCAGCACCATGGCTTCTACCTGGCTGATACTCCTTCTTCAAAGCAAGGATCGCGTTCTCTCTATAAGAACGATTATGATCCAAACCATGCTTTTCGGCATCGATAACAACCATCGAATGTCGAACCGCACGAGCGATCTTGTCATGACTCGCACCAGCGATAGTCATATCAGTGATGAGGTTTGAGATCTTACCCATCTCAGTCTGTGTGTTCTTCATGAGCTTGACACCAGGAAGCGGGATGTGCTTACCATCTTTGTCGAGACCCTTGCTGCCTCGGTACTCTTCGTGGGGCTCAAAGTCCTTGAGCTTCTGCAAAGGACTTTCAGACTGAATCCTACCCCTACGATTGGGGATGAGAACAACAGTGTCGCCATCAAAGTCAGCACCCGATAAACGCTTTGCTACTTTAGCGTTGATACCAATAGCGGCAGTAGTCTTAGCAGGATCAAGAATCTTTCGAGCTTCCCTATTACGGTTGTTCACCCTAAGTTCTGGAATCTCAAACTTGCCACCATGTGGGTATCGAATCAGAACGACACGTTCTCCATCATTCATTCGCGGAGCATAGACCTCATCGTCCTTCAACGAATTGATAGGCAGGATGACATGTGTCTTCTGCCTAGGAAGGGATGCCGCTTTGAGATGGACAGATGAAGCATCCATATCATCAGCGTAAGCCTTCAACAATTCCTTCTTGACAACGGGGTTGGTAAGTGCCATGATCTCGTCGAGCTGAGCCTTCTTCTGTGCATATGTCACATCGAGCTGACGCTTCACAAAGTCGGGCCTCTGCTTTGACAACATCTGAGTCGCCAATGATTTAGACCAATCGTCCCAATCGTCCTGGTCATTCACCTTGTTCATGTGAGACATAACCTTACCAGCCTTCGGATGGCCGGGAGGATAAAGAACCTGGGAATAGATTGCTCCGAATCGCTCCATAGGATCAGCGCTCTTAGATACCGGCTTCAATGCATCCAACTTGTTACCGGTGTCCTTCTTGTTCGTGTGAAACTGGAGATCAACACCAGGAGGCAGGCCTTCCTTCATCACAGCCATACCTTTGATGTAGTGATTCTTGCCAACCTGAATACGAACCTGAGCATAGGCAGAACCACCCATGTCGAGATCCTTCACGCCAGGTCGAACATAGATCACGCCATCTGCATCTTCACCGCCTTGGTCTTTGTACTTGATGTCCAAGCGTGCCGGATTCAACTGAAGAGGTTCCTGAACGATCTTAGGACGATCGTCGTCACCCTTAAAGATCTGAGCAGGCTGAAGCTTACTGAGATTGTTCTTGATCGAGGACCAAGTCTCACCTGGCTTTGCAAGAACCTTGTAGCGGGTGTTGTGTGGAGTCGTAGCCTGAGGACCAAGCACCGTCTCAACCACATAACCTTCGGACTTGAGCATTGCTAGAGCAACATCAAGCTTGTCTTTCTTGACGCCGAAGTGGTGATGAACTCCTTTACCGACATCGATGTATCCTTCAGATTCCTTCACACGCGTACGAAGAGCATCGGCAAGGCGCTCAAGCTGATCCTTTTTTCGACCCGCTCTTTCTTCAAGAAGCCCACGAACAGTAGATTCCTTGGAGGAAGAACCAAACATCTCTTTGGCAATGGCACTAGGACCCATGCCCGAATCGGCCAATTTGTTGGCCTGTTGGATTTGACGCTGCTTGATAATGATTCCCGAAACGGTAATGTCAGAACGAAGTTGAGTAGTTTTGTAGTTCGGATCGCCGAACGACTTAGCAATTTCAGCATTGCTCATACCAAGAGCACGGAGTTCTTTCAACTCCTTCTGAAAAGCAATAGCATCAGTATAGCTGTCGTTACCACCCGAGCCATACGGATACCTTCCTGATCTCCGAAGGATGCCATAGTGAACGAGGGCTTCGTCGTCTTCCTCAAATACAGGCACTATTCCACCTCTCGTCGTAGTTTGGCAATATGTTCAGAGAACAGTTTGGTGGTTTCCATGATCTGAGTGATCGTATGAGGATCACCTTCATAGGTCTTATACTCATCAGACTGGTAGATTCGAAACTCCATTCCCTCAAGCTGAAATGGATCTTTGTGATACTCCAGGCAGTAGTGGGCTGCGTTCACCTCCAACTGCCGAACGGTCGCTTCAATGAGACCCGTCTTCAATTCGTGCACACGGAGAAACTCGTCACGATCCGTGATTGCGTCAGCAGTAGAGAACGCGTCAGGTGAATAATACAACACCTGTTCAGGAAACATTCGAAAACCGATAGCATCATTGACATACAGGTTTAATGTCTGACCGGTGTCTTCGAGGCGTTGTCTGAGACGAATGCATTGCGCCGCAAACTCATGAAGATCGGTACCATGTTGTGCGGCCAGCTTTGCTCGATAAGTCGCTTCCATCTTATCAAGATCATAGTTGGTCCAAGCATTGTTGCTCGCGCTGAGTGTTGAGTGTTCACCCGCTAGGTGAGAGTGCTGATTGTAGCGCATTGAGAACCTCTTCTTCATTTTCCGGGTAAATGAAACTGCAGAACACATCTTCGGAATACTTCATAACGTAGTAATCCTGGTTCGGCTGCTTCTTGGCTTTCTCGCTAGCCTTGACTTCGAGCATGGCGTAGCGTGGGCCAAAGAAAATAGTGAGGTCTGGAATACCTTGCTGCTGACTAGAATCGTTATGCACGACGCGGCAGCCAGGAATACGTTCCTTTATCCTCTTAATTAACTCGGCTTGATATTTGTTCTCGCGCATAGCAACTCCTAAAAACTTAATCAGGGAAGTGATATTCTCTTCCCCTCTATCTGAATAAGAGATTTCCATGCGAAGATAGTATAGGAACTATGCGGAACGAAACACGTGCCCACCAGGGTAAACGCGATGCACGAAATTGGCGTGTGTGCCTATAGCTAGAGTGTCATTGTAACGTACCGCGTAGTCGATAGCCGAAGGTAGACATCCAGTAGCCATCGCAGCTTGAACAACGTTCTGAAATATCCGGCCTTGGTTATCTTGAATGCGCTTACGCAAAGGATGATCGTTGCTGTTGATCTCCTGATGGTAAGCCATGGCGTGCCAGCGCGTGGCCCACATGAGATTGGAGGCTTCGTTGTTCTCGGTGTTACCATCGAGATGTAGCACAGTCTCTTCATCAGCACGACCTGGTTCGCAGAACTCCTCAGCAACTAGAACGCCTACCGTTTTGTTCTCATACTTGCCGAGCGTGGTGTTGCGAATCGCGACATAGCGTACGCCTGTTTGATTGACCGATGTTCGGAGAATTTGACCGTTGTTGACGTTTCGAATTTCTCCATTCGAGCTGACTTCATGACCCTGATAGTGACGAAGAGGTCGCCATTCCGTTCTGGTGAGTACCATAATTCTCCTTTAGTCACGAATCTGACGATGTAGGACGAGCAAGACCAGCGGGTGTCCGGTTGAGAGGAAGCGAACCAGTCTTACGAAACTCCTCAATAGCTCGAGCGTCGGCATCAGCGATGCGCTTATCGATCAAACGATTGACTTCGCCCTCAAGCTGGGCTGCCATCCGCTCCGAAATAATCTCGTTGACTCGAGCCTCAAGGTTCTGGTCGGCCCAATTCTCAATCAGTTGATCAATTCCGGGCTTATCTTTCAAAGGGTCAATTGCCATGATTCTTCTCCTTAGCTTCACGTATTCTTGCTTCGACGCCGTGCATATACCCCTCAAGCCACCAATGAACCTCATCATGACCTTGGGCATATGCGATAGCACTGGCCTCACGTACTGCTTCTTGTTGCCTAAGCGCAATCAGCTTAGATAGCGCTGAGACGGCCGAAATCGGGTGTCTCCAGTCATACATGGCCGTGATGGCTCTCCCGTCCAACGCATCCTCGATAGCCTCTTGTAGGCGATCCTCGTTCGATTTAGACATATGTCTCCTTTTTTTCACCAGAACCAGTCTTGTGTGTGCGTAGGTCACTTCAAACTATATATAGTTCTTGCTTAGTATAGTAGGGGAACATCATATCTCTTCCTCTACTATACTATCTTTTTCTTATATATAGTTGAAAAGTAATATCACACACACAGAGAAAGGCGGTTTCGCTGGAATTGCAGGGAAAAGCCGTACGTACAATCCGCCCAAAGTGACACGATTAGTGCCAAAATGACCGTCTGATGACATTTTTGTCTGGTACAATGGTTGATACATAGCCCAGAAATGGCATCAAATTGAACGGATTGTACGTACGTTTTCGGCTTCCGAGTCCGTCACATCAGTAACATCTGTAACACAGAGGTGACATAGACGTGACATATTAGCGCGGTTGGAAGTCCTTTTTCTGTTCCAGAGCCTGCATAACAGGCCTCTCAGCCACCGAATCTGTCATCAGGACGTAGTAATGTAAATCCTTGAAAAGGGTGTTTAGACGGTCGATACGGCCCTGAGACTGGTGGAACTGCTTGTAACTGTACGTAAGGCTCCAATAAGCCACTGCGTTCGTCTCAACGCAATTCCAGCTCTCACTCCCCGCTTGATACTGGACCAGATATATCCACGCCTCTGTGGTGGGAAGCGGTTGGTGTTTGTGACCGTTGTACTCGGCCCAACTGAATGATCCATTCCCATTGTGCATCGGTGATGGTGTATCCGAGGAATTGTTCGCATTCTTCTCGGGTGAGACTCGTTGGGATGGAGAACTCTTCTTCAGCCATTTTTCATTCGGTGGTGGCGTCAGACTCGACTGGCTCGTCGTACGTGGACTGCGTGAACCCCTTGTTGGCGGCTTCATCCTGGTGCTGCTGGAGCTGCTGCTCGCTGTCCTCTCGGACTGCTTCTCGTCGTGCCTGCTCTTCTGCGTCTGCTTCGGTGTCAGGCGTACGCGTGTCGACCTCGCTGTCGCTGAGCCCATCCTGGACACTGGTCTGCGACTGGAGTCCTTCCCGCTGGCTCTCGGTGTCGGCTCGTGCAGCTGCTCGACGCCGCTGCTCTTCGTCGCCCGGGTTGTGCTCGACGGTACGACTGGGCTCGCTGTCGGTGAGTCCGTCCTGAGTGGATCGCTCCACTGAATCCGAAGATCCTCCGGACTGAGATCCGTCCGAGTCATTGCTGAGATCATCGATATGGTCGATTCCCATGGTTCCTCCTGGTTCTCGGAGACCTCGAGTTTAGTGCACAAATCTCGAAGCATCTCCAATTCGTAATCGAAATTGTAGAAGACAATCAGCCTAGGATGCTTTCGTATCAGACGCTGAATTTGCACGGCTCTGCTGGGATCCGTAGCTACTACCTTGCGCATGACCCCATAGAGCTCGGCTGCATTTTGAACAGGTTCGTCAGTGAAGACATTCCACCTCCGCTTCCAAACCTTATCCAGAAGATCCTTGTTGTAGGAGCACTCGATGTGATGAAGATGCCTGGTGGTATGACGCACCATCGGCATGTGAACAAGCAGGGTCTTTCGGTATTTCTGTAGCTTGCCTTCATTCACCCAGCGCTCGATCTTCGGGTAGGTGGTGAACCGGCTGTACACCGCGTGCTCCTTGCGGAACTCGGTGATGTTCTTGTACCAGCCGTTGGCGATGAACATTGGTGCATAGTCGGACCAGGTGTCACCGGGTGTAGCACTCAACAAGATCCATCGGTTCTTTTTCGCAATCTTGTAGAATGACTTGACCCAGGCACCTGCTCCAACCAGGCGTTGCTCATCGAAGATGAAGAAACAATCCTTGTAATCGACATACTTTCCGATGTTGTTCCACGAATCGACCTCGATGTTGTCCGGATGGATGATCATCTTGGAGGCTTCGTTCTGCCAATCCCAGGAATTACGTTTCTTCGCTGTGGTGATAACTACGATCTTGCGACCTGGCTCCTCCTTCAAGGCGTAGGCCAGTGCAGTGATCGTTTTGCCTGTGCCCACACCTCCCCACAACACACACCCATTGTGCATTCTTGCTAGTGCGTCTTGCTGGTGTGGATGGAGCTCTAGCTTCACCTATCAGCTATGCGGCTGAACGAGTTCGTCAATCCCAGGAGAGATCTGAGGCTCACCAGGATCCAGTTCGCCAGCGGTCTTGACGTCCGGGTTGTCCGGTGGATCATCAAGAGCAGGCAGATCGTTCAGACCCTTGCGCTCCAGCTCCTCTTCCTTGACCACGGCGTTGAGGAGAATCAGATCGGCCATCTGCTCGTCGATCATCTTCTCCCACGCATCCATCGACCACACGAGGTCATCGTGCATCATGCCGTAGAGCTTGACGGTGCGCTCGGCCATGAACCCAGCCATCGCCTCACGGTAGGTGATACCCTGAAGATCGGCTGACTTCTTGAGATCATGGAGTTGATCTGCTTCGTCGGCTGCGAATGCAAGTCCTCGAGTTGCGAGAACGTGCTGCACCCGCTCGAGCTGTGCATCGGTCAGTCCGTTGAATTCTTTGCTTTTCATGATTCATCCTTTTCGATTGGACCAAATTTTTCCAGGAATCGTTGCTTGATTCGTTCCAGTTTCTCGTCCATCTCCTTCTTGGCTTCCAGCTCGTACAAAACGGGAAGCAGTTGTGCCTTCGCCAGCAGGACTGGCGCCATTGCCATGGACCCATCGGTGTACCGCATCTGCATCACGTTGATGCCGGCTTCGTCAGCCTGCCGCTGGATCTCGAACTCTTGTTCCTGCACCTGGTGGAATGCGTTCTTGACTTCCGCGTAAAGATCCATCAGAGATTCCGTCCTGTGCACTCGACCAGCGTCTCAGGATTGAGGAACCGGCGGTGGTACTGAGACCCGTCCTTGATCAACTGGCCCTTGAGCACGATACCCAGACCTGGACCCTGATCCGGCCAAGTCTGATCGATGATGGCCTTGTCG